TTATGTTAAAGAAGAATGGGACTAAATTTACAATAAATTATATCAAACAGAGTAGATTGTTAATAACAAGATACTTATGTAAGAAAAGAATTTATCGTAATGACCATTTTATTTCAACCAAGAAGGGATTTCCAACCAAGTTTTACTTTCTTAAAGAATATATTGATTCAGGTAATATCAATAAGATTAAGTTTGCACTTACTCTTATGAATATTTCAAGAACAATTACTCTCAAAAAGAAAGATAAGATAATTGTTGATACTTCATCAATCACTAACCCATCTAAAAGTAAAGTATTTTATACTATACCTGGATGATTTATTGAGAAATGAATTACTGACAACGATCTAAAACTTGTACAACCCAAGTATACTGTCTTAGATTTCTTCATTTCTCTTAAAATGGGACCTCATGGTCCTTCCATATTATCAATGTTAGAGACAGTCAAATGATTGACTGCCCAACAATTGAGAAGTATGCAGATTTTAATTGATAATGATGAATTCTTCGTCAAATATATTGGGAAGTTATACTCTTTCGTTAAACACAATACTTTCAGGATACCTAGAGGTAGTTCACTTTTTGATATTGATCAAAAAGAAGAGAACTACCCAGGAATAACTGGGCGTATTGGTTTAATCCAGGATCCCGAGTATAAAATGAGATTAATAGCCATTCTTGACTATTTGTCTCAGGTTATATTAAAGCCGATACACACTCAACTCCTTTCATTATTGAGAGGATTAGAATGTGATCGGACTTTTACTCAAGATCCCAAGAAAGATTGAGTAGGTATTGGAAAATTCCATTCTCTTGATCTTAGCTCAGCTACTGACCGTTTTCCTATAGTTCTCCAACAGAAGTTACTACAATTTCTTTTTGTTCCTGAAAAGAAACATAAATTGATTGGTAGTTACTGATTTGCTGAATCATGGAAAAATTTGCTTTCCAATCGTGAATTCTCTTATAAGGGTGAAATGCTGCGTTATGCAGTAGGTCAACCTATGGGAGGATATACGAGTTGGGCTGCGTTCACACTTACGCATCACCTAGTTGTTGCCTGGGCTTCTTACTGTGTATACGGTAAGGAGCACAAGTTTAACAATTATATAATTCTGGGTGACGATATCGTTATTAAAGACGATAAAGTCGCAAAGAGTTATACTCGGATAATGCATAAGTTGG